CGCTTATCGATGATCCCCTGCACCCGCTGGGAAAACTCGTCCTTGTACTCCTCCCGAATCAGCCGCTCGAATTGCGCCCGGCGGTCCACCGGCTGCGCCTGTTCCGCGGGTGGCTCCTCGCCGGCGGCGTCCCGGCCCCCGTCATCCTTGACGGGCTCCGCCGGCTTGCCGTACTGCACGGTGGCCAACGGATTGCGCGCCCTTGTCCTGGCCTTCCCGGCGGCGGAAGGCTTGCCCGTATCGCCCGTGCTGCCGGCTTCCCCCATACCCGCGCCTGTGACCGCTCCGGCGTCGGAGGTGCCTCCGTCCCCATCCCCGTCAAACAGCTTCAGGTTCAGCCGGTACAGCGTTTCATACCTCTTCATGGTTCTCTCTCCTCTCTTCGTCAGGGTCTATTCCCCAGAGCCATGCTCACAGCAATCGTAAAAGGGCGGCCTTCCCGCCCCGTCTATCCGCACATGTTTCGGATACCGGTTTGCCAGCAGCGCATAGCCCGCCAGCACCGTATCCACAATCGCCTCAATCCGCTCCTCGCTACCATGCCGGGGTGCCGCCGTAACGCGGATAGCCCCGGGCGCGTCATGCGCTTGCAGCAACCGCAGCCGTCCAGCCAACTCCTCCCGGCCCAGTGTCTCCAGCAATGCGTAACCCAACACGGACGCGCCGGCGCACACGATGTCCGCCCCCGGGGGCCCATGCCCCGCATGCCCCGCCACGTCTAAGGTGATTTGCCCATCCTCATGCCGCTCCACAGAGACCGTCGTCATGCCCACACCCTCCTTATTCCGGCGTCGATACCCGCATCGCCCTGTCTCGGGCTGTGCCGGCATTGGTGTTCTTGCTGGTATCTACCGCATCCCCCAGGGGATTCAC